ATGGCACCAATTAGAAGATTTTTCATATTAAACTATTGTATCATAGAAATTATTTTGTTGTTCTTGTTTTTGGATTGTCTTGTTATGGAAAAGACAATAATCCTTATCTTCTGGAAGGAATGAATATTTTTCATATCCATCAATCTTTTCATGTACTTTATTCTTCCAAGATATTGATTCCTTGTTTCGATAAATTCTCATTTGCCAATCTGGCCAATTTATTCTACCCCATTCATCATGTCTCCAACGCCAAGAATTTATGTGACGTTCCGTTATACCGTCAACAACATTCCATCTTGGAACAATTAAAAGATCTAAATCTGAATTTGATTCAAGAATAGTGTGGATATTTTCAAGTAGAAATCCAGAAGGTATCTCGTCGGCATCAATATTGAATATCCATTCTTTCGTACAATGACTTTTCAAGTTATTCTTGAATGATGCAAAATCATTGTTGAGTGGAAATTGTATAACCTTTAATATTGGTATTCTTTCTTGATATATCGAACATACCTTTCTAACTTCATCTGTTGAATTATTTTGGTCGAGTTGGATAACTACCTCGTCTGTGTCCTTTAAGTTTACACGAATCACATTCAGTAGTTTATCCAACTCTCTATCTTCATTGCAAGCGGTTATTGTATAAGAAATCATTCCGTTTCAACTTTCTTTAAGGTTGGGAGTTTCTTTAATTGAGGCAAGTTAAGAGACATCTTTTGTGCAAAATTAGGAAGATAGTTTGTAAGCATAGTATCAAACTTATTAACCATAGAATCGAATGACCAACGTGTTTCTATTTCATTAACAGATTTTTTTGAGTTCGATAGATATGAATTATACTTCTTGTAAACTTTTACAAGAGTCTCGGATGCATATTTGTAGTTCACACTAAACCAAGATGAACCTTCATTTAAAACACCTTCCCAAACAGAACTCTTATGTATTGGCGTTAACTCTCCATCCAAATATGTGTGAAATGCTGGGTTTACAAAATCAACATGACCACTCCATCCAGAAACAATAACTGGTTTTCCAGTTGTTATAAACTCTGCAATTGGTCTTCCATATCCTTCACCCTTTGTGAAAGAAACTAATGCCTTTACTTTATTATGATTATAAAGTGTATTCATTTCATTATCTGTCAAATCACCATGAAGAAGATAGATGTTTGGGAGATTCTTCTTTTTTGTCATTTGCTTAATGAGTCTAATCTTTTCAAGAGTTTTACTTCTATCTGTTATTGAAAACGCTCCACTTGAAGATTTCAGAATCAATGCAGGTGGATTTTCCGTATCTCCAAATGTTTCCAAGAATGTATAAATCAATCCAGAAACATCTTTTCGGTCTTGAGTAAAATCACCCTTTAACCAATGACCAACAAATAGATAACAAAATTCTTCTTTTATTGAATTTAGAGTTTCTTCTATTTCAATCGAAGATGATAAGGTTCTATTGAAAATATCGGTTCTAACACCTTCATGTAGAATTTCAATTGGAACATTTATTTCAACGTTACCAAGAGACTGACCTGTTGTTTTATCGCGTCTTTCGTACTTTGTTGACACAAAAACTTCTTTTGCGTGTTTTGATGGAACAATTACAAGGTTCATTCTATTACAACCTTCTATCCATTCACCGGAACACATATCAGTTTCAACACCAGCAGTTATACCAATGTTGTACTTACCAACAGGTTGAAATTCATTTGGAATAGTGCATTGAACCCAAACATCTGGTTTTTCAGTTAGTCCAGGAATTACAGCATCGAGTATTTGTTTATGTTCTGGATTATTTTCATTAAGTGCATTCATCGGAGTACCGCCCCAATTTATAGAAATAACCTTGATGTTGAACCTGTCCATTCTGAAAAGGGAAATCAAAAGGTCACGAGCGTGTTCTCCATAACCACTTCGTGTAGAAACCGGACCACAGAATACTAAATTTGGTTTATTTGCCATATTATCCTCATGCTAAATGTAATTCAAAACGATTTCTTGGTTTCCAATTTTGGAAACAACCTTCAATGTTATCAACAACGCGTTGACACATATTGTCACGACTCATACCAACTTCAGGATTCTTGATAAATTCAACACCCTTTAGTCCGGCAGACTTTCTTTTTTCCTTTGGTGTTATAAACCATTCATATAGTGCATCACCAACTTCACGGAAATCAGCACGGTCATCAAAGATATATGGTGTTGGAACAGAACCTTGAAGTGAGATGTTTGATGGCCAAATTGGTTTTACCCATTCACCGTGTTGAAGATTTGACCATTCTTCTTTTCTATGAAGTGTCTTTACTTCAATGTAATCATCTGCCGTAAAATACTTACCCGTCTTTGGATTGATGAAACCACATTGGTCTTGTAGACCACCTGTAACGTTCACGACGATTGGAGTTCCTGCTGAAATTGCTTCTGCCGTACCGAGACCAAATCCTTCGTTTGATGCCATGTTAACAACAACATCAGCGGCATTATACAGTACATTTAATCCTTGACTTGGTATAACCTTATCGCTAAATGCAACTGGATAAGGACATAGTTCAGAGACCACAGCAGTTAAGTCAGTTCCATTTGGGTCTATTGGAGTGCCGTGCATTAAAAGAAGAGCATTGGTATCAGGATTTCCACCATTGTCCTTTATCTTATCACACATATGTTTATAGGCAAGGACAACATCACCTGGATGTTTTCTGTGAATATTTCTATTGTTCCAAAAAACAACAAATTTATCGGGATTATTACCACGAATCTTTTGAGATTCTGATACCAATTCATTCCATTGTTTATCGTCACTCTTGATTGGATAATACATATCGGTGTCTATACCATGTGGAACATACGTTACTCTACTAGAGTCAACATTTCCTTCGAATCTATTCAGAACTCGATAGTTAATTCCATATGTTTGTTTTGAAATTGACATCAACAAATCACAACTAGAATATGCCTCTTTGTTCCACATTGGGTCTGGAATGTCATCCCAAATATTTAGATACATCAGTGGGATTTCTGTTCTTATTTCATGCTCCATTGCATATAACCAGTCCCAAAATCTTGGGTCTGTAAAATGTAAAATGGCATCTGGTTTTTCAGTTAAAATTAACTGACGTAGAAAAATAGGGTCACCATATCCATCATTACAATAAATCTTTATAGATGCATCTTGAACACCCGTCATATTTTTTGCATCTTCTGAAAGGTCAAGTACCTTTCCTTTTTCTGGATGATTGATAGCGGCACCAACTTGAACCCAATCATATTTGTGACACGTACCAATTACCATATCACGAGAGACAGTTGCAATACCACTCGTTAGACGTAAATCGTCTGATAGGAGGAGAATCTTTTTCTTTACCATACAAAACCTTTAATTACGAAACTTCTTTTTAATAAATATCAATATACGAAAAAACGATTACAATAACAAGTGTGGTTTTGCTTCAATCAAACCATTTTGTGTAATCAAAACGTGTTCGGAATTTACATGAAACTCTGTAATGTTTCTTGCATTTACATAAGACATTGAAGAACGAACGCCATCCTTGATGTCATTAATGATTCTCTCGACCTTACCCTTGTAAGGAATCAACTTTGAATTACCTTCCACGTTCTTTTCTTCCAAACCATGAACTTGTTTTACTTCGGCTGATGCAGAACCACGATACTTCTTGAAGAGTTGTTCGTTCGGCCACATTCCCATTCTTTGAATTTCACCGGGAGATTCACGAGTACCTGCGAGAAGTGAACCCAACATTACAGAGTCCGCACCAAGTGACAATGCCTTTGCAACATCACCTGTCAATCTAATTCCGCCGTCTGCAATAACAGGAACATCGATTCCTGTTTCTTCTATACCAGCAATAGATTCAATAAGTGCGGTAACTTGTGGAATACCAACACCAGTTCTGATTCTTGTTTCACAAAGAGAACCATTACCGATACCAACTCGAATTGCATCTGCTCCCCACTCTGCCAGATTCCTTGCACCTTCACGAGTGGAAACATTACCAGCAATCACATCAACATATTCAGGAAGATTTTCCTTACACCACTTGATTGCATCTTTTACTTGTTTTGTGTTACCGTGAGCAACATCAATAAGAAGAACTATCGCGCCGGCATTTGCAAGAGAAGCCGCACGTTCTTGATAATCTCCTGTTGCACCAATTGCTGCTGAAACAAGTTTCTCTTGTTCCTTTACTTTCAAGACGTGTTTTACTTGTTCATCTATTTTCATGAAACGATGAATGATACCAACTCCACCGTGGTCTGCCATAGCAAGACACATCTTTGAATCTGAAACTGTGTCCATCGGTGAAGAGACAAGTGGTGATCCAATCACATATCTCTTTGTGAATTTTGTTCTCAACTCACATTGACTCCGACTTTCTATTTCACTGTAAACCGGAGTGATTTGAATATCATCAAATGTATATGCGTACTTCATTATTGAACCCTGTTCTTTATTGGACATAAATCATCTCTATCTTTGAACTCACACCAACGGCAATTCTTTTTCTTTTCGCCTTCAATTGGTGGGTGGTAAATATCTGTTCTCTTATTACCTTCCGAATCAAATGCCGTTTCAACAAATGTTTGAATCTCCTTCAGAATTTGAGTTTGTGAAACCTTACCATGAGAAGGAGCAAATCGTTGAACACGTTTTCTCATTGCTGCATATTCTGCGTTCTCATCAATCTTACGTTTGAGAATAAGATATTCAATCTCAATATCGTCGGGATGAATATCATACTGTTTTGCATAGAACGTCTTGTATAGAACAAGTTGTGAAGTCTTTACTTTATCTGCCTTCGTGTACTTATTCCATCCACTTGTTGATGTTTTAAAATCGTAGATGTGAATCTTACCATTTCGTATATCTCTCATCACCAAGTCAAGGAAACCAACGAGTCGAACATTTGGATTTGATTCGAGTGGTACGATATTGATTGGCAATTCGATACCAACAAGTTCCCAACCCTTCTTCATAAAGAACTCTTCACGATGTGCCTTGAACCAACGTATGATTTCAATACCATCCATAAGGTGTTCTTGCATTTCATCACGATGTGAGAAGTGCTCGTCATTGTTTTCAGTCAATAACTTTTTGTACTCCACACCCATTTTTTCTTTTAGAAGGTCTTCGAGTGGAAGTTCGTTTGCTTCTTCAACGGTAGAACGATACAACATCTCTACATACATCTGAAGAACTTCGTGCATTGCAGTTCCAAACACGAGAGCGATTGATGGAGAAGGAACGGAAACCTTATCAATGTAATTCAGTTTCCAACGATGAGGACATCCCTTCCACATTTGATATTGTGAAAAGGAAATTCGTGAAGAGGACATTACTTACCCCACTTCCCGTTTTGAACGAGTTGTGCAATGATACCGTAAACTGAAATATCTTTGAATGTATCTTCGAGTGACTCACCGACCGCATCTTGTGAACCAAACATAATCATTTGCTTGTACCGATTGATTTTATCATTGAGACGGAAGAACAAACCTTGAAGTGACAACTTCCTATCTTGTTCTCTTTCAAGAGTTGTTCCTAATGAAATGTTATCCGGTCCGTAGTTCTTTTGTTTACGGCAGAATAAAACATATTGGTCTCTTTGAATCTTCTTAAACTCATCAGTCATTGCTGGATATTTTTCTTCCATCTCACGAACGATTGGGTCTTCTTGTCTACCCAAGTCAATTTCTTTTATTGCCATCTTGTTCCTCATTGTAATGTCTTTATTTGTTTCTTGAATTTCTCTATGTCTTCTTTCTTCGTTCCATAAGATTCCAAAACAGAAACAAGTTCGTTTGGATTTATTCTTACAAGGTCTGTAATATATTCAAAAATTACTTTCTTACCAAGTTGATAATGTTGACAGAATAAATCTACAAATTGTGAATCTATATCTATCTTTTTCTTTTTCTTCGTGTACTTCAGATAGAATGTTGTCTTTGGTAGAATATCGTGAAGTAACTTGTAGTAATCTTTGGAAGTAAGGATGCCGTTACTATACTTTTGAAAGTCGTTCACGGCATCCGTTAGTTCCATTTCCATAGAAAACCAACG